ATATATTTACAACTACCTGTTTAACACCACATAGTTTAGTATCTGGAGCTAATTATGCAGGTGGTGGTGATCCAAGCTTACTACCAAAACTCCATGAAAAAGTATTGGTTATAAAAGATTTTACCACAATTTTGGATATGAATCCTAATGCAAGGGATGAAATTTTTGGAATACTTCGTGATGCTTATGATGGAAAAACTGAAAAGATGTTTGGTAACGGTAAGATGGCCAGCTATACTTCTAAATTTGGCGTACTTGCAGGGGTAACACCAGCAATAGAAATATACACAGAAGGCCAAACAGCTTTAGGAGAGCGCTTTTTAAAGTATAGAATACCTATGGATCTTTCAGCAAAAGGCAAACGTGCACTGGTGAAAAGAGCCAAACAAAATGTAGGTAAAGAAGATCAAATGCGAAAAGAAGTCAAAGGCATAGCGAATAAGGCCTTAACCTATCATTTTAAGGATAAACCTTCTATATCTGATGCAATAGAAGATAAGTTAATTGACTTGGCTAATTTTGTAGCTATGCTTCGTGGTACAGTGGTAAGAGATAAATATTCAAAAGATGTTTTACACCATCCCTTTTCTGAAGTTGGGACCAGATTAGTAAAACAATTCACGAAGTTACTCTTAGGCATAGGCAGTTTTAGAAACTTAAAAGATGTCACAATTAAAGAGTTTAATGTGGTAAAACATCTCGCGTTGTCAAGTATACCTACTCGATTAGAGATGATAATAAAAGCAATGTATAAAGATATGGATAAGAAATATGATAAAAAGGAAATAACTGAAATAGTAAAACTCCCACCAATGACTTGTTCCAGATTGGTTGAGGATTTAATGATGTTAGGTGCTTTACAAAAGGAGGAAATAACAAGGATGAAATCAGTTTATTTTCTAACTGATGAAGTTATTGACATGATTGAAATAGGTGGAATATATTAATTTTTTTGGAGGGTATATGCAATATAAAAAATTAAAAGTAGGCACGATAATAGAAGCACGTGCAGATGGTTCTTACATTTATTTCAGTAATAAGGGAATATTAAATTTAGATAATGATGATGAACTAAAAGAAGCAAAGAAACAGGATAATTTATATCAATTAACAAGAGGTAAAAATGGAGCGATACAAACAAATAGTTAATGATGTCATGTATAGTGGAACAATAAAAGAAAATAGAACTGGTGTTAAAACAAAAACGAGTTGTGGTTTTATGTTTAAACATTGGATGGGTAAAGGGTTTCCTTTGGTCACAACTAAGCTCACACCGCTAAAATTAGTATGTGCAGAGCTTGAAATGTTCATTAAAGGAATCAGTGATAAAAAATTTTTACATGAAAGAGGCTGTCATATATGGGATGAATGGTCTAATCCTGATAATCCAACTAATAAAAATGACCTTGGCAGAATTTATGGTGTTCAATGGCGTGATTATAGATCCTATAATTACTCTGATTTTTTTTACCCTGGTGCAATAAAAAATGACCAATTAAAAAACATAGTTACAAAATTAAAAGAAAATCCTGATGATAGAAGAATGGTTTGCACTGCCTGGAATCCTGGAGAATTAAATCAGATGGCACTTCCCCCTTGTCATTTACTTTGGCAAGTAGTTGTTACTAAAGATGATCATGGTGATAATGTTTTAAACCTGCATTGGTATCAAAGGTCAGTTGATGTTATGTTAGGTCTACCATTTAATATAGCTTCTTATGCTATGCTTTTATTGTTATTGTGTAAAGAATCAAAAATGAGGCCAGGATATTTAACTGGTTTTCTTGCTGACACTCATATTTATGAGAACCATTTTGAAGCTGCTGAACATGTATTAAGGAGAACTCCTTTTCCAGCGTCTCATGTAGATTTAATAGGTGATGGTAAAAGTATTTTTGATTGGGGATACGAAGAATATACACTTAATAATTATAGGCATCACCCACACATTAAAATGGATGTAGCTATATGAAAATTAAATTAATCGCTGCTGTGAATTTGATAGGTGTTATAGGCAATAATGGAACCATACCCTGGAAATGTTCTTTAGAACAGAGATTATTCAAATCATTAACTTTAGATAGTTTTGTTGTGATGGGTAGAAAAACATATGAATCTCTACCAAAACCTCTTGTAGATAGAGTTGCTGTTGTTATATCATACAAAGAGGTTTTAGGGCATGCGCTTGGTTTTAAAACCCCAGATGAAGTATTGGACCATTTAAAAAACACAGCAAATAATGTATTCATTATTGGCGGGGAATCAGTGTATAGATATTTCTTAAAAAATGATTTAGTTGATGAACTATACATTTCATATATGAAAAATTCAAACCCTGGTGATACATATTTTCCTTTAGAACTTATTAATAATGGAAAATTTCAAATGTTAGATCCCGTTAATTTTGGTGAATTCTCTTTTTGCAAATATTTAAAAAGATAAAGGAAGGTTTATTTTATGCAGTATATGAATCAAAAACATAGCAAAGATTGCTTGCAAGCAACATTGTCAAATTTATTAGGTGTTGACTACAACACAATACCTAAATTTTATGAGCGCTATAATGAAGATATTAAAGTATTTACAAAAGAATATGATGATTATTTAAATGATAATGGTTATTTTAGGTTATTTGCTGACGTTTCATACAAGCATAGTTGTGTTTTTATGCCGTTTTATTGCAGCAAAAAACAAATTAGATGTTTAGGCATTTTAAAGAAAAACGGAAGAGAGCGCTCACACACTGTTTTATTGCAACTCACAAACACAAGAAACAAAGCACACTTTAATATCCTTCATGATCCTCTACATAATACTGATTATTGTATAGAGGATTTAATTCAGGTAGAATTTATTTTTGAAAAATAATAAATAATTATACCCTTTTTTATTACTGTATGATATATTACTATTATGCAGTAATTATTTTTAACAATCAAAAAGGGAGCACCACATCATGAAACACCTAAACAAAATACTCAAATCACTAATAGTACTGTCAGCAACTCTTTTAGCAGTTTCCTGTACATCTTCAAACCCAATAGCAAACAATACCATTCCCCAGCGTATAGCGGTTACTGTAGCAAACAATGATTCTTGTTATATACATATAACATTTGCATACATCCATGGGGATATGTTTTGCTCACGCATGCATAGATTTGAGACAGATTTTTCAGACACTTTATTTTTAGACTGTGTCACTGGTGATGATGTTAAAATATGGGGGGATTATTATGATAAAAAAGAGCTTATAAAAAGAAGGTTAGAATATAAGGGTATAATTACTGACACAACAACTAATATTGTATTGGAGGTTACGCAATAAATGAACACACAAAAAAATAAAATGATCAGGGAAAAAGGGTATACCCTTAATAAGGATGGTAAAAAAGAAAAATTTGAGGAATTTAGGGTTGTTAAGGCCATTATTAAGAAAAAGGATAAAAAAAATAAAAATAACTGTTGACACAATTAAATCTTTAGGGTATATTTATAGTACAGTAATCAACAATCAAAAAAATCAAAAAAGGAGCCTCGAATGAAAGTGTATAACACTACCACAAAAGAAACAGTAGAATTCACCTTAATAGATGAAAAAACAAATACTGAATGGACACAAGACGCTATTCAAGATGACACCAATATCGTTTATAATGGAAAACTTGATAGGTATGAAGCTAATACAGATACCTGCAAATGGTGGGTTGAATACTCCGCTAAAATGCAATTAGCAGACACCTGTCTAACGAATTTTTTAAAGAATGCTGACGATGTTTTAGTTCATGAGGAATTTCAAAAATACATTACTGGTGTTGACTTCAATGATTATCCAGAAGCAATGTTACATTTCATAGAAGAACATAAATAACCTTTTTTGATTACCCCTTTCAGGCTTTGGCCAGCTTGTTAGGGGTTTACCCACAATAAAAATACATCACTATTAAACATATTCGGGGGAGTATACAAATGGAAATAAGGAATATAGTAATTTTATCAAGAATTTTTATCGTGTTGCTCATAATAGAAGCAATACTCATTTACGTATTTTTAACTTAACAATGGAAGGCATTTTTAGGCTTATGGTTCAAAGCAGTAGTGTGTTGGTTCTTTGTTTATTTGGTAATTTACAAAATTAAATCAACTGGAAACATAACAAATCAAACATTAAGAGGTGATTTTAATGGTCACCTCTTTTTAAAACAAAAGGGGATAATGTGAAAAGCACAACTTTAAAGAACATAATTAATCTAACAAATGATATCAACCAAGAATTAAAATTAAGAAACCCACTATCACTGGAAGTAATCTCTTACGCATTCATGAATAAAAATGTTAAAGCAGCAATTAAAGAAGCTGTTTCAAAAGCAATTATAGATAATAGAGGAAATAATTTTCCTCCCCAGTGAAATTTTTTTATTTATTTGAAACTTTTGTTGAACTTTCGTTGAAAAAATGTTTAAAACGTGTTGATTTGACATATCCCCCCATGGTTATATATAATTAAAAGGTTATATATATAATTTATACATATATACTTATTAATAAAAAGGGAATAACTAAAAAATGAAGAATAAGAATAATGAGGGCATAGGGGGTAATATACTTTCAACACGTTTTAAACAAAAGTTCAACGTTTTTGTTACTTTATTTTTTACATATACTATATTATTATCATTATTAAAATATTCCATTAAAACTAGTAAAGGAATACATTATGCAAGATAGTTGTTATGGTTGTATTAAAAAAGAGATTATTGATTGTGAAGATTGCAAATTAATGAAAGAACAATTAGAATTTGTTTTAAACACTATGCTCAGAAAAAGTAGTAAGTATAGTTTTATCATCGGTGGTAATAAACATGGGAAAAAATACTTTTGCTACTTTGGAAAAGAACCGTATGAACTATTAGATGAAAATTTATATCATTATACAGATTCATTACCTGATGTATTATCGTATTTAATAGGTAGATTTCATTTAGAATTTCCAAATGAGCCAAAACCAAAACTAAAGAAATTTTTAAGTGAGTATGAAAAGCACATTATAATAAATAAGGAGTAGTTTAAAATGGTGTATAAATATATGATTTCTACTTGTGGTCAAACTGTGGGTGTGAAATATGATGGTAGGAAATTAAAATTGACAATAGGTGGGCATGAACTTTTTTATGATTTAATGTTTGCATTAGTTGATGAATACTTTAAGGTTAATGATGGTGGTGAAGCAAATTGTGATAGATTACTGAATAATAAATGCAGGTTTTCTTTCAATAATATAAAAATGAAAAAATTTATTGATGGTTTAGCATATGTAAAAGAGCATATGGATGTTGAACAAGTACAAATCTTAGGAAGGGTGATGTCATAATGCCAAAAAAGAAATTAAAAGATTGTACATTAGATGAGTTGCATAAAATGAGCCAAAAGGGTACGTGTCATCATTGCAACAATAAAAATCTATGCTCAAATATAATTGAGGTAACAAATATTAGTCTTTGTGATACAATTTCATTAGAATGGTTTTTTAATAGGGAGTGCTATGTCTAAAAAACGAGTAAAAATAGAATTTGTAGAAATGAGTGAAACAATTAATAATGAATATTGCATTGGTTGTAAAAAAGTTTGAGGAAAAGGAAAAATGCTTAATAAAGAAGCTATTTTTAAAATGTCTGAAAAAACAGTAAAAATAGAGTTTTTAAATTTGATTAAAAAATTTGATAGTAAACGTTATCATACTTGTAAAAAATGTGATAATTGTAAAAATTGTAACAATTGTGATGATTGTATTTACTGTTGTAGTTGTGATAATTATTATGATTGTAAAGATTGTAATGGTTGTTATGGTTGTAAAACTTGTAATTATTGTGATGATTGTTATATTTGCAATAATTGTAATTATTGTGATGATTGTATTGATTGTAAAGATTGTATGCATTGTGATGTTTGTTATGGTTGTAAAAATTGTATGCATTGTTATAGTTGTTGTGGTTTAAAACATAAAAAATACTGTATATTAAATATCCAATTTACAAAAAAAGAATATTTTCAATTTTTAAAAAAGAATATTTTTAATTTTTAAAAAAACATTAAAGAAGGGAAGTAAAAAATGAGTGAAGGAACTTTTGGAAACAAACTTTGGAATAAGGTAAGACCTGCTATAGGCTCAGAAGAAAATAATGATGAGATATATGCTGAATTTATAACATTTCATAATACCGCATTTGAATTAATGATGAAAGCATTTGATGATAAATTAAGGATCACTATCAATGGTATTGTTGCAAATGCTGTAAAAGAAACTGCACATCATATTGAAGAAGTTCATAACGAGGGGCTTAAGGAGATTAATAAGCGAGTAGAGAGTATGGTGTCCAGATATGTAGAGATGAAGGCTACAAGCATGCTTAATTTAGCTGAAGAGCTAAAAAAACAAGAAGATGCTACTAAAGATTTGTTAGGTTTGGTGGAACAGAAGATAAAATTCCTTAAATTGAATGAAGAATTATCTACTAAAGTAAGCAAAGAGGCTACTGATAAAGTCATGTCTGATGATCTTACAGGGCAATATGATGGTAAATTTTTCATCAAATTAGATTAATTATGGGGGATGTCATGGAAGATATAGTTTATTTAGGTAGGTTAATTGATGCAAATGATCATGGTGAGGTAATTGAAAAATGGGGCGGTCAAAGTGGATGGGTAGAAATTATTGATTTCTCTTGTTCAATAGGTTTGTTTTTTGAAAACCATACTTTAGATGATATCAAAGATGTTTTTAGAATTAGAAAGGATTCTGATTCTAATTATGATTATATTTATTTAAAAAAATTAATACTTGACTTTGAGGATGGGAAACAAATACAGTATAATAGATATTATTGTGAAGATGATCTAAATAAGCATACTTGGATAAGTGTAGATAAGCTTTATAGTAGATTAAGTGATTTTTTTAAGCAGAAATCTGGTCATAGCATTAGAAAAGCGTTTAGAATAAAAAACAATTAAAGAAAGGATATTGACATTTTGGAAGATATTACTTATATCAACGAGTATAAAAAAAATTATGCGTACTTTGAAAAATTAATGAAAGCTCATGAGGATGGTTTAATAATTGAACGGCGTGATGATTTTAATGCAGTTTGGTGTGAAGAAAAAAATTTTTTAACTGAGATGAATGCTTCTATAGGTGTGGAGAGATGTTCGTTTTCTATGGAAGAATGCTTTAGAATCAAAAAAGAAAAGATACAACGCTTATTTACAAAAGAAGATTTGCCATTACATTGTTGGGTAAAAGGGGTTTTTACTGCTATATCTGAAGATTGGTATTATGTGTTTAATAAAAGCACAACTGGCTTTCAAATAATAATATCAAATACTATTGTTAATATTAATTTTAACAGTGAAGAAATAAATGAATGGCGATATTCATCTGATACAGTAACATGGAAAGATTTCATAGTTTATGAAGATGAGTCACCAGAACCTATAAAAAATATTAAAAAACTTGAAAAAGAACTTGGTATAGAAGATGTTAAGGAACCTATTCTACTGCCTGTTGATAGAAAAAATGGTAATTGTAATTTACATGGTAATTGCTATGCCTGCACAGATAGTACTTGTGAGAGATATAACCCAATTAAGAAAAAGGAACCTGGACCTACAGCTGTACTTGTAATTGAACCTGTAAATTGTGATTTGTTTGATTGTGCTAAATGTCTTGGTATAAACTGCAAAGATTGTGATCATTATAAACCTGAACCTATAGAAAAAGATAAGTGCCCTAAGTTAAAAGCTTGTGAAGATTGTGAAGATTGTGACGCTTGTAAATATCGTAAAGATTGCTATAATTATACTTCTTTAAAGACAAAAACCTGTAGATTTGAAGATAATTGTCCTAAACCAAAAAAAGCTTGTGAAGATTGTGAATGTTTTGAATGCACTTCTTTATGTTTTGGTGATTGTGATGATTATATATCTCCTAAGTATAGGGATAAAAAAGGAGAAGACGATTGTAGATTTAATGGTGATTGCCCTAAGTTAACAGATTGTAAAGCATGTGCTTGCTTTGGATGCACTTATCCTTGTAAATAACAATGAAAGAAAATATAATGAAAGAACCAGAAAGTAAAACCTGTGCATGTAGCTTTAGAGGGGATTGTCCTTTTAAAGTATCGCGATTACGTGCTGATTGTTCTGGCTGCATGTGTGATGAATGCAAAAAAATCTGTGATGAGAGTTGTGATTACTACTTTTTTTAATTTATAATCTATAATCTATAATGTATGGTATAATTAAGCTGTATTTAACCAAGTAGGGTAGGTTGAATATGGCTTTTTTATATTAAAGTTAAATTTTTGTTGCTTTATTTTAAACATTTATGTATATATATCAGAAAGGAGTATTAATTTTTCGATAAGGTGTTTAGAATGAACCATCTGTACAGAAGAACTAAGAAAAAGAAAGAAGAGAAGAAAGCAATCTACGAAATAAGAGTCAATAAATTAAAAACACGATTGACCTACAACCCACCCCGCAGCGACTTCAAGAAGGCATATGCGCTATTCTGTCAAGACTTTAGTGAGGAGAAAATTGCAAAACAACTGGGAATAACTGAGAATTGCTGGAAATTTTATAGACCCCGCTTTTATCAGTATTTTAAAATTCAAGGGGACAAGCCCAAACAAATCATACCTATAAAACGCGATAAGAACGGCGGTAACAGAGGATCCCACAGAAAGGGTCAATATAAGATACACCCTAATACAATTGACTTGAATTTAGTCAATGAACTATCTTTAGCTGGTTTTACTCAAAAAAGAATATGTGCAATTCTTGGCCTTTGTGAAGCAACTTTTATAAAATATAAAAAAGAAAATCCGGATATTCAGGACGCAATTGATAATGCAAAAGCAAGAGCAGACGTAGAAGTTTTGCTTGCGTTACATTCTGTTGCAACTGGATATTCACACAAAGACACTCATTTTGCAAGCTACCAGGGAAATATATTCTCTAAAGAATATGTAAAAAATTATCCACCTAATGTTCAGGCAGCAATTAATTGGTTATTAAACTCACCAAATATTAACTGGAATTCTGTCAAGGACGCAAATATAGGTACTGAAAAAGGGGAGATTTTAGAATTCTTAGATAACATGCATTCATTAGAAGGAGAAGAATAATATGTTCGAAAGTAAAGCTAAAGATTTAAGTCAATACATTTTTGAGGAACTTAATGATTTTATGGTTGAGGCTAAGGATATTAAAATAAGAACATTTAATTCCTTTAGTATGATTTTTAGGAAGGATGCTGTTGGTACAAAATTAAGAATAAAACTCAAGCATAATGACCAGACAGTAGTACATGATATGATATTTGAACATCAGTTCCAAAAGAGAAATACATTAGCAACTATAAAACATATGATAGGTCGTTTACTTAATCATTTAACAATACTGCAAGTATATTAATGAAAAAGGAGAAAATAATATGTTAGGGAGTGATACTTATTTTAATATTTGTGTTTTAGCTTTAGCTTTAATTGTTACTTTTGCTTCTGGGTTTACATATGGTGTTATTGCAGAAGCAAATAGAAGGGATAGAATAGAAGATGAAAAACCTGATGGGTATGGTTATCAACCAATAAAAAACAATAATGATTCAAACCCTCCAAAAAGGCCATAATATGTTTAAATCTCAAATGATAATATTCATAGCTGCTGTTGCTGTATTCTGTTGTTCTATTGGTTTTTTCATCAGTTGCACAATAATGGAAATAATGCAATGAAACCAATTAAATTCAAATTTAAAGCAAATGATCCAATAAACATACCTTTCCCAGTGCATTCAGATGTGGATTATATTTTAATGAAAAAAGTAGGTGGTCTTGACAACACAATAAAAGAAGAAAGAGATGATATTGTGAATGAAGAAGAAAACCATTTAAAAACAATTAAAGAAAGCATAGAAATACTTAAAAAACATGGCTTTTGTGTGGCTGAAAATTGTAAGGATGTAGGTAATAATGAAATATAAAAAAGAAAAAGAAGAAAAAGCACTTTTCTATCAAAGATTAATTGGTGTTGCTGCTATATATCACACTGATCCTAATAATGAATATTTTAAAAATAAGAACAAAGAATATATGGATGGTGTTAAAAACTTGACAAAAGCACTAATAGAAAGGGGAGCGTTCAAAGATGAAATTTAAAGCAATAGAATGTACAATAGAGTTTTTACCAAAACATTTAAAACTTACGCATGATGATGGTTCTATTTGGTATCATAAGCTTGATGGTATTTTTGATTGCATATGCATAACTAAAAATGATGAACCTACAATTCATTTTTATTTAAAAGAAGTTTCAGTATTTACATTAAAGTTTAAAAAACAACATACATTAAATGAATTTGTGCAAGAAGTGTTAATAAGATTATAAATAACCTATTAAAAGAAAAGGAAAAAGAATGAAGATTAAAAAGGGTGTTATTATGGCAGGTTTACAATTACCAATGAGACAAGTATTAAGATATGCAGAAACTGTTTATTATGAAATAAACAAAACTCTTGTTGTTACTTCTGCATTGGATGGCACTCATAGTGCCAGTAGTTATCATTATTATGGGTATGCAGTAGATTTACGAATAAGACACTTAAACAAAAACCAAAAAGTGCGTGTTTGGACAAGATTAAAAGATTTGTTACGGACTAAATCGCCCTATTATTTAGTTATACTTGAAAAAGACCATATTCATGTCCATTTTCATATTGAGATGGTTAAACAAGAAAGTGGTAGTATGTTATGAGCAAAAAGAAAACAATTCAAGATTATACAAGAAAACAAGATCTTAAAAGAATCCATAATTTAGCAAAAGATTATGGTGTTCCAAAAGAAGACCTTGAAAAAGAATTCTTACAGGTTTGTTTGATGAATGAAATTGATGTTGCCTCCAATATACAAGAAGCTTTACAAATAAAGAAAGCATTCACCAAAGCAACTTGTGTGCTTATATTAGAAGGTGGGCACAGCTTTGTAACTATGAAAGGTGAGATTGAATTATAATGCAAAACATTAAAGAAAATAAAATATGTCTTGTTACAAGAATAGCGATTAAAGAAAAGAAACTTTCTGAAACAATAGCAAATAATTTTTTAAAGAACATTTTAGGAGAACAGTTTATTCATAGCGAACTTTGGTTCCCAACTTATTTAGCTGGTGCAGAGAATAGTTTTTCTTCCAGGGGTAGAATAAAGAATTGTACAGCAAATAAAAAAGGTGTTCAATTTGCAAAAGTAGATTATAATGTTGGTAAATGGATTTTTACTCCTCTTTCACGTATTCCAAAAAGTGAGTATGAAAATATATATGCTCTTTGTTTAGAATTAGTAGGTAGAGAGTATGATACTTTAGGAGCTATTTTTAATTGTGGTTTTGGATTTAAAAAAGTTGATAAAGTAGATAAAGATTGGTGCTCAGAGGTTATTGCTTCTGTTATTGGCATGTACTATGGTATAAAAAATGATAACTTTACACCAGGGCAATTGTTTAGACGTGTGAAGGGACAAAACACATTTACTGAATTAAGAACCATAGGCCAACGTTGTAATTTAACATATAATGATATATAAAGGCAGTGTTAAGAAAAAAGGAGAAAATATAATGTTAGATGATATTGCAGATGATATTATAAATGATGCTATAAATGATGGTATAGCAAAAAAGCAATTAAGAATCAAATATTCTAATGAGGTATCAAAAGTTTTAGAGAAAAAAATATTAGAGTTTGGTATTCCTGAAGGTGTTAGTATTGTTGTTAATATTTTAGTTGGTATGATTGTAGATTTACATATAGGTATTTCAAAATTAAAAAATGGTGGTCAATAATGCTAAATAGAAATAAATTAAGGACAAGTATAAAAGGAAAACTTATGAGTAAATTAACTCAAAGGTGCAATGTCAAACCATCTGAAGTAACAGTATCTATGGGCATTATTATAGATGAGTTAATTGAAAATATTGTTGATTTACAGATGAAAGTACAAGCCTTAGAATTGAAAAGCAGAAAGTATTAATGAAAGCTACCTATAAGCAAAAATTATTTTACAACCATGCTAAAGCGAGAATTAATGTTGCTGAAGGTTCTGTACGTTCTGGCAAAACAGTAGGCATCTATAATAAGTATATCCAATATATAGGTAATGCACCTAAAGGTGACTTGATGATGGTCGGAAAGACCGATGGTTCTTTATATAGAAACATTATCCGACCAATGCAAAACATTTTAGGTTCTCAAATGAGGTTCAGACCAGCAAAAAAATTAATCAATCTCTGGGGAAGGGACATATTCACCTTTGGGGCTAATGATGAAAGTTCAGAGGGTAAAATAAGAGGAATGACTATTGCAGGGGCTATGGGTGATGAATTAACTTTATGGCCTCAATCTTTCTTTGAACAACTTCTAAATAGGCTTAGTGTTACAGGAGCACAAGCTTTTTTCACCACAAATACTGACTCCCCAATGCATTGGTTTAAACAAGATTATTTAAATAGAGCAGAACAATTAAAATTATATTCTCTTAAATTTCTTTTAGATGATAATGAATTCCTTGATCCTGATTATGTAGCAAGTCTTAAGAATGAAAAAGTAGGGCTTTGGTATAAAAGAGATATACTTGGTTTGTGGGTGTTAGCTGAGGGTGCAATATATGATTTCTTTACAGATGATGAACCATACATCCTTCCATGGCTTAAATTACCAAATGCTCAAAGAAAAGCAGTAGCTATTGATTATGGAACAAATAATCCTTGTGCTTTTGGTTTGTATGGGATTAATTTATATTCTAAACCTAAAGCATGGCTTGAAAAAGAATGGGTATGGGATTCTAAATTAAAAGGCAGACAATGCACTGATTCAGAATATGCTGAATATTTAGCTGAATTTATTGGGAATGAAAAAATAACTGAAATAATTGTGGATCCTTCTGCTGCAAGTTTTAAAGCTGAGCTTATAAAGAATAATAAAATAAAAGCTGTTGTTGTTGATGCTGACAATAGTGTTGTTGACGGTATAAGAACAGTAGCGAGTATGTGGAAGTGTGGCGATTTTGTTATCTCATCAAGGTGTCAAAGAACTGCTGAAGAAGCACAAGGTTATGTTTGGTGCCCTAAAGCTCAAAAAGTAGGAGAAGATAAACCAATAAAAGCAAATGACCATTGTATGGACAGAGATAGGTATTTTTTACAGACAACATTTGGTGGTGATAGGTTAGATTACACTAAGTTAACAAAACGATAGAAAGGTTGTTATTATGTCTAAGAGTAAATTCAAAGGTAAAAATGATTCTAAAGGATTACCAGAAAAATCCAAGTATAATGTTGATGGATGGACAAACCTTCATACTAAATCAGGTTATTCCCAGTATGATAAAAAAGCAAATGTTAAATTTCTGCCTAAAGCAAGATTGGGAGAAAAAGAATTAAATGACCTATATGAGTTTGAAGGTTTAGGATCAAAAATAATTGATATTTATCCACAGTATGCATTAAAAGAAGGTTTTATCATTGAAGGTGATGAAGAAAATCAAATAACTGATGTGATTGACGACTTAGGAATAATGAAGAAGGTTAAAAGACATTTAACAGTTGATAGAATCAATGGTGGTTCATTAATGTTTTTTGGCTTAGATGATGGTGGTGAAACAGATGATGAGCTAAACATAAACAATTTAAAAGAAATTTCTTTTGTGCAAGTTTATGATCGTTTTCGAGTTCAGATACAGGACAGTGACATCCAAAAAGATCCAAATGAACCAAGATTCAATTTACCTGAATTTTATGAAATAACACCTGAAAATGGTATGCAATTTAAAGCTCACTACTCCAGAGTTCATATACTTGACGGATTGGAAGTATCTGAAAGATCAAGGATAGCATTAGAAAGTTGGGGTAACCCTGTTTTTCAAGAAATATTCAATAAGCTCTCATCAACTGTTAGCGTGTTTGATAATGTACAGGATATTACATATGATTTCATTCAAACAATTCTGCAAATAGATAACTTACAGCAAATGATATACGCTGGTGAGACTGATAAGGTCAGAGAAAGATTAAATATTATTGATGAAGGTAGATCAATGATGCACACTATTCTACTTGACTCAAAGGAAAAATATTATAAAGAATCTTCTACTGTATCAGGCTTAGATAAGATTATGCAGGAATTTTATATTGTATTAGCTGCTGTTGCAAGAACACCAGTTACTTTACTTATGGGTAGGTCTCCTGCTGGTGAAAATTCAACAGGTAAAGCGGACTTTGAATCTTTTTATGGGTGGGTAGAATCTTATCAAAAGGATAAAGTTTTAGGTATTATAAGCACAATTATGTTTTATATTGAAAACTCTTCTGAATATAAAATAACAATTCCAGAAGATGATATTTTAAAAATCAAATTCAACCCCATCAAAAAACCAGATTTAAAAGAATTATCTGAAATAAATAAATCAAAAGCAGAAATATATTCAATGTATGTTGATAGAAACATTCTTCTCCCAGAGGAAGTACTTTATTTATTAGAGAATGATAAAGATTCTGGTATAACTATTGATCTTGAATTAAGAAAAAAGATTATGTCAGAAATGGAAAGCATTACTCCAGAAGTTAAAGAACCTAAAGAACCTAAAGAAAAGGATGTTGATTAATGCCAGTATTTAAATGTACAAAAAATGGTAGACCTGGATTTAAAGCTGGTGAAACTGGTTTTTGTTACACTGGTGATGGTGCAAAATCTAAAGCAAAAGCACAATTACAAGATATCACACCTAAAAAGGTTAATAAAGATCAAGAACCAAGTTTTTTACGTATTGCAGCAGGTTTACAAGGGAATATAGCAAACAAACAGAAATTAAAGAAAACACCTGTTTGGAAGTACCCTATTTCTATAGAAAAGCAATATGAGGCTACTTTAGTGAGGTATGTTGATATCATAGCTAAAAATATTAATGAGTTAATTATACCTTCACTTCCAGCGCTTAAGCTTGAATTTGATTTTAATAAACCTACTTTTGATTCCATAAGGAATGATGATTATACAGCAAACCTTAATATGATGCTTGAAAATTTAAGAATGCGTTTGAATGCAGAGCTACCATCATCTGAAATTTTAGCTATTGACATAGGGCAAAAGGTTAATAAATGGAATAATAAAGAATGGCAAAATATTTTAAAACAGGTTTTAGGTATTCAAGGTTTTGTAAGGGATCAAAGAACGGCTGAAATACTGAAAGCTTTTATAAATCAAAATGTTGATCTTATTAATAGCTTAAAAAATGAATCGTTGAGAAAATTAAAAGTGACTATTAATGCGGGTGTTACCAGTGGTAAACGTGTTGAAACAATAACAAGAGAAATTAGAAAGAATGTTAAAGTTTCAAAAAAGAGGGCACGTTTAATTGCACGTGATCAAATTGGAAAGCTTAATGGCCAATTGACAGAAAATAGTCAAACATCATATGGTATAACACATTATTTTTGGAGAGATTCAGATGATTCACGGGTACGACAAACTCATGCAAGAAATAATGATAAAAGGTTTTCATGGAAAAAACCTCCAATAGATACTGGTCATCCTGGTCAAGATTATCAATGTAGGTGTTGGGCAGATCCTGATTTTTCAACCGTAGGATTATAATATGATGTCTATTAAAGAAGCTTTAGAAGGTATTGGAAAAATATTAGGTATGTATCTTTCTATGGCGGTTTTTAGAGAGTACAATGGAAAAATAATTATAGAAATAAATTGTAAGAATGGGGGTATTGGTTCATATAATGTTTCAACCAAACAAGACTTTTCTTCAAAAGTTTTAATGAAAAGTAAAAAATAGTTTTGATTATTATTATTAGTATATTATATTAATGTTACTGATGTAATGGAGCAAACCATAGTAAAAGCCTCAATACTATCAAATAACCGGAGAATGGTGTATGAAATAAAAAATATGTGATGATGGTGATTAGTTGTGTTACGGAAAAGGAGATAGATTTCATCTATTTCCTTTTTTATATAAAAAAATATACTTTTTTAAAAGACATAGTATATATTAATATTATCATGTCATAAGAGACTTGCTTAAAAAGTCCTTTTTCTTTTCTTAAATAGATGAGATTTACTTTTAAGCCCTCTTTTTATCAAAATAATGTGAACGTATAATTCCCATTACGAGATAAGAAGAGGGCTTTTTTTATGCACTCTCTAAAACTCTTTACAAAAGGAAAACACATCATGCCTTTTGCTTATTCTACTTTTGAATACAATATGTTTAACATTAGAGGAACTGTACCAGTGTTTCAATTTCTTTCATTAAATCCATCGGGAAGCCAAAGCATGAGCAATATAAATGCTGTAGGCAATTACTTGGCTACTCCTGTTGAATTCACTATAGTTCCACCACCTGGATACATCATAGTTTTAAATCATGCAACAGCAACAGTAAGAGATGCAGGTAAGTTTGCATCTGGTAATTATGGAAAAGATATTGAGTTAATAAATGGCATATCCATTTTCTTTGGGGTTCCTGGTGTTTCTGCATTGCAACGCCCTATTACAGCACCAAATGTACCAATAATGACTAATCCAGATTGGGAAATTTATTCAATGGATACTAATTTATCTAATTATGGTGTTGGGGAAGAACAATTATGTGCACAATGGAGGGTTGACAACTTAGGAAGACAAGTTATACTTGATGGTGATGATGGAACAGGTTTAATAATGCGTTTGAATGATGATTTCTCAGATTTGGTAAAACATTATTTTCATGTGCAAGGGCTTTTAATAAAAAAGAAAGGCGATTAAAAATTATGGGGTTACCAATTAATTATTTAGCACCTGAATTAAGATTAAACAGATTTTTAGATTCTGATCCGATTAGAGGTGCAGATTTCAGAATACCTCAAGTTGAATCAACTGTAAAAGGTAATGGTAATTATGCAGTAACACCAAAACCATTTTTTATACAACCACCCGAAGGTTTTTATTACTCATTAGCCAGAATTTTAATTTTGGTCACAGCTAATAACGCAATTTCAAGTGATGAATATATTGCATCTGGTCCCTTGACCAACGGTTTAAAATTGCAGTTTGCAAGAAATGGTATAGTAACTGATATAACACCCATCCCAATAAAACATATCTATGATTGGGGCTCATACGCTGGTGTAGATGTTAGACCATTGGATACTTCAGTACAAACCCGTTCATGGGCTATACGATGGTCATTTTTTAAAAGTGGTAGAGATTTAACTATAATAAATTCAGGTGGTGTTGTAGAGCAAGTAGGTGTTTTACTTAATGACAATCTGTCTACTTTAGATACTCATACGGCGTTCATACAAGGAACCATTGGTACTGTAAGCAATTATCAATAAATAAGGGAATAACTAAGTGAAAAAAATAACAAGATTTGATCAGGGAAGAATTGAAAGAATATTTGAAACAAGTGAAGGCTTCTTAAAAGGTGATGGTATAGTCACAAGAACAGGTGTTTTCACTTATGTAAATCAAGATGGTTCTTTAAGGAAAGAATTACGTCATCCTGATGATGTTTTTTCACTTGATAGTTTGAACTCACTGGAAATGATTCCTATTACTAATGACCATCCCTCAGCGCTTGTTACCACTGATAATGCAAAGCAATTATCTGTTGGAACAACTGGTGAGAATATTAGGCCAGACGGTAAATTTTTAGTTTCTTCTGTTATTATAAGAGATAAAGGAGCTATTGAGGCTATTAATAATGGCAAACGTGAATTATCATTAGGTTATACAGTAGATTTGGAAGATGCACCAGGAGAATATGGTGGTGAAAGATATGATTTTCGCCAACGAAATATAAAGTATAACCATCTTGCTATAGTTATTGCAGCAAGAGCAGGTAACAAAGCTAAATTAAAATTTGATTCCATTAATTGTGATTATGCAATTGAACAATTAAAAAAAGAAGATAATAAAGATAAAGATAACTCTAAACAAAAAAATAAGGAGAAAATTATGGTTGTTAAAGTTGATTGTGGTGATGGTCTTAATTATGATGCAAGTCCTGAAGTTGCAAATCTTGTAAAAAATTTAACAAGATTGAATACTGGGCTTGTTAAGAAATTTGATTCATTGACAGATGAGTACAACACTTTGAAAAGCTCTACAGTAACTGTTGTTGCTGAAAGAGATGATTTTAAAGATAAGTTTGAAAAACTTGAAAAAGCAGATAACTCAGAAGCTATATCAGAAGCTGCTGACGCTCTTCTTAAATTAAGAAAAGTTGCCGATAGTGTTCTTGATGACAAAACAAAAAAGAAATTGGATACTATGTCTGAATCTGAAATTAAAAAAGCTTGTGTGCTTGCAAAATATCCAAATATCAATAAAGATTCTGATGATGCTTATGTTTCAGCACGTTTTGATATTCTTTGTGAAGATTCTAATTGTAATAGCACAGCTATCAACGACCAAAGAAGAAAAGCAGTCCCAAACATCAAAAAAGACAATGATGATTTGTGTGATGCTGACCAAGCAAGAAATGACGCATTTAAAAAAATGCAAGAAGCCCATGAAAATAAAGAGTAAATTTTTTATTTTTGTCAACTAAACAATTAAAATGTTAATGGATTTTTTATACATAGGGAGTAAAACACAATGCAATTAAATTACAATTTAAATATGTCAGAAGCCTACGAGGGGCTTATTGCAACACTTGAGGCAACTAATGTTAAAAGTGGTGCTGCTGAAGGTGATGTTGAATTTGGTTTTGGTGTTGTTAACGGAACTGATGATGAGAAACAGGTCAAATTACCTCACTCAGAAGTTGCAACAATAGTTTTTGATGCCGATTTTGTTACAAGCAACACTATTGATTTAGATGTTAATACTGTTTCAATAACACAAGTTGATTTTGATACTGACCATGATACAACAGCTGCAAATTTAGTTATTGCAATAGCTGCTTTATCTGGTGTTACTTGTGAACTTGATTCTGGTGATGTCAATAATAGAACTTTTATTGTTAAAGCTATTAATACAGATATTGCTATTGCAAATGTTGTTGTAGCTGCTGGAGCTTCACAAGCTGGTTCAACTGTCACATATAGCAATGATGAAATCTTTAGAGGTATTGCTATACACACACATAAAATGGCAAATAAAACAAACTCAACAGCTAATTATGCAGATAAAGAAGCTGTTGGCTACTTAACAAAAGGTGTTATTTGGGTTCCTACAACTGTTGCGGTTAATAATGATGAAGCTGTTTATGTTATCATCACTGGTGATGATAGAGGGAAATTCACTAATTCATCTTCCGGAACTAAAGCAACAGGTGGTTTATTCAGAAAAACAGTTGCTGCTGCTGGTATATCAAAAGTGGAATTAAACTTACCATAATATTTTTTAAAAAAATTGGTGATTGATGTTTGCAAATAATAATAACAATAATATATTAAAGGAGTACAAGCGCATGAAAGATATAATTAATGATTCACGGCTTGATGCTGGTGAAACAATTTTTTTTGAGAATGAATTAAATCATCTTAAATCAAAAGCATATCAAGTAATTTATCCTATGATGAAGGCTTTAAATGGACTTTTTCCTATATCAACAGACGCTGATACAGCTGATGAAACAATCTCATATGATATTTTTGATGAGGTTGGTGTTGCTAAAATCATAGCTTCTTATGCTGATGATTTACCAGCTGCTGATGTC